ACCAGGGTGGTATCTTTACATCTGACAGTGAGTATCTAAGAATTATACAACTGGCTCAGTTACGAAACATTACACCAGAACAACAGTTTGATTTACAAGAACACACGCAGGATCTTGAAAGAGATCAACTTAGAATTATACACAACGAGTTAGCCAGATATAAAAAAGAATATAACTTAATAGATTTTAATGACATGATAACAGAATTTACAAAGTCAGATAAGTCTCCTAAGTTTGATGTAGTATTTATAGATGAAGCTCAAGATTTATCACTTATGCAATGGGACATGACACGATCTATTTGGAATAAAACAAAAGATTCTTTTATTGCAGGTGATGATGACCAAGCAATATTTAGATGGGCTGGTGCAGATGTAGATTCTTTTATAGCGTTAGAGGGACAATACCTACCACTAACACAGTCGTATAGAATACCGGCTAAGGTACATGGACTAGCGATGGGTATAATAAATAAAATTAGAAATAGAATAGATAAGTCATGGGAGCCTAGAGTTAGTCAAGGAAACCTGCACAGACATTTTGATATTGATAGTATAGATATGTCAACCGGTGACTGGCTAGTACTAAGTAGAACAAGACATATGCTTACTGACATAGAAGAATCTTTGTACAGACAGGGATTGTATTATGAAAACAGATACAAACGAAGCAGTGAAAAAGAATTACATCAAGCAGCTACATCGTGGGAGCATTTAAGACAAGGACAGTTAGTATCTTACAAAGAAGTAGAAAACATGATTAAATTTATAGGTCCTAAAAATTGGCATGCTAAAAAAATAAAAGGTATGGCCAAAGGATCTTTTTATGGAATAGATCAACTAGTAAAAGATTATGGTCTACAAGTTAAAACAGTTTGGTATGAAGCATTTGACAACGCAGGTCAGACTAAAGTAAACTACTTGCGTAAAATGAGAAAGAATGGTGAGAAACTAAATGAGAAACCCAGAATTGAATTATCCACTATACATGCAGCTAAGGGTGGTGAAGCAACAAATGTTGTGCTATTAACAGATCTTACAGAAAATACTATGCGAAGTTATGAAAGAAATCCTGATGACGAGAATAGATTATTTTATGTAGGTGCAACAAGAACGAAAGAAAACTTACATATAATAGAACCAAAGAAATACGAAAAAGGATACTTACTATGACAAATAAAGATATGTTTAAATCAACAAACTACAATTCTTTAGAAGACCAGATAGGCGGGAAGCACTACCGGTCGATGAAGATTCAACCTGCTGAATTTATAAATGAAAACAAATTACTTTTTGCAGAAGGTAACGCAATTAAATATATTTGCAGACATCAGTCAAAAGGAAAAGCAGAAGACATAGAAAAAGCAATACATTATCTAGAAATGATATTAGAAAGGGACTACGATGCCGGCTAAATCTGTTGTTAGAAAAACAATTACAGTTGATGACAAATATATATTTGATCTTGAAATATATCCAAGATTAGTTTCATGGGAGATATATCCTAAAGACTACCACGCTGCTTTGTATGCGTTTAGCAACAAAGATAAATTAAACAAACTAATAGAAGACGAACACGTCTTTCAAAAAAAGGACCCTCATGCAGATACCACTATTTAAACCACAGACAGAATGGCTACCACCAGAAAATTTTCCAGACTTATCTAAGTATGATGAGATTGCAATTGACTTAGAAACTAAAGATCCAGAACTAACAAAGATGGGTTCAGGTTCTGTAGTTGGTAAAGGTGATGTTGTGGGTATCGCTGTAGCTGTTGCAGGATGGTCTGGTTATTATCCTATTGCTCATGAAGGTGGTGGTAACATGAGTCGAGCAAAAGTTTTAAAATGGTTTCAAGGTGTATTAAACACACCCGCAGATAAAATCTTTCACAACGCCATGTATGACGTGTGTTGGATTAAAGCGCTTAGTTTAAGTATTAACGGTAGAATTGTGGACACGATGATTGCTTCGGCCCTTGTTGATGAAAATCAAATGCGTTATGACTTAAACAATTGTGCTAAACGATACACCGGTAAAACAAAAAATGAAAGTGATTTATATGCAGCAGCAAAAGATTGGGGTGTTGACGCGAAAGCAGAAATGTATAAACTACCTGCCATTTATGTTGGTGCATACGCAGAAAAAGATGCAGAGATAACATTAGAGTTATGGCAAGAACTTAAAAAAGAAATACTTCACCAAGACATACAATCTATTTTTGATATGGAGACTGAATTGTTTCCTTGTTTGGTTGATATGCGTTTCCTAGGGGTGAAGGTAGACGTGACAGCAGCCAATCAACTAAAAACAAAACTAACCAAAGAAGAAGAATCACTGTTACACCAAGTGAAAAAAGAAACAGGAGTAGACACTCAAATATGGGCCGCAAGATCAATAGCTCAAGTCTTTGATAAATTGAAACTAGATTATGATAGAACTGAAAAAACACAGGCTCCTTCCTTTACTAAAAATTTTTTACAGAATCACCCCCACCCAACTGTGAAACGAATTGCCCAGGCCCGTGAAATAAACAAAGCCCATACCACATTTATTGATACCATATTAAAGCACTCACATAAAGGTAGAATTCATGCTGATATAAACCAACTAAGATCAGATAATGGAGGAACTGTAACCGGTAGATTCAGTTACTCAAACCCAAATTTACAACAAATTCCAGCTAGGAACAAGGACCTCGGACCTTTGATTAGGGCCTTATTTGTGCCCGAGGAGGGCCATACATGGGGTTGTTTTGACTATTCTCAGCAAGAGCCTAGGTTGGTAGTGCATTATGCAGCTTTACAGAATCTCTATGGAGTGGACGATGTATTGGAGGCGTATCGTGAGGGGGACGCTGACTTTCATACGATCGTTGCCGAGATGGCAGAGATACCTAGATCACAGGCTAAGACCATAAATCTTGGCCTGTTCTATGGTATGGGTAAAAATAAATTACAAGCAGAGTTGGGTGTATCTAAAGATGTATCCGATAGTCTGTTTAGACAGTACCACAACAGAGTACCGTTTGTTAAACAACTGATGGACAATGTGATGAACAGAGCCCAAGACTCTGGTAGAATCCGTACACTACTTGGTAGGCTTTGTCGTTTCCATTTGTGGGAGCCCAACCAGTTCGGGATTCATAAAGCATTACCACACGATCAAGCGCTCTTGGAACACGGACCAGGGATCAAGCGTGCGTACACATACAAAGCACTCAATAAACTAATTCAAGGATCAGCAGCTGACATGACTAAAAAAGCAATGATAGAGTTACACAAAGAAGGTATTGTACCACATATACAAGTGCATGATGAACTTGATATATCTGTTGAGAGTCCTGAGCATGCACAAAAAATAAAAGATATTATGGAAAATGCTGTTGACTTAGAAGTACCTAACAAGGTAGATTATGAATCTGGTCCCAATTGGGGCCAAATAAAATGATAAATTATGGCTTACTTAAACGCAAATATTCCTATACAATACGCGCAAATAAAAAAGGAGTATTTATATGACCTTAACAAACATATTGGAGAAGTTGAAGACTGTATCATTTTTGGTATTACAAGTCTTACAGGCCGTGCTATCCTGTTCCATGCGATTATGGAAAATGGCGCTGTCTTTTATCGTCTCCCGATTAGCGCCTTCATACAAAGAGGTTTTGACAGAGAGAAAGTTCCTGAACGTAGACTTGATGAGTTGGAGCTTTGGAATAGTTTTAGTTACTATCCTGCTGTTACTACTTGGGACCTTTTAAGCGCAACTTCAGGCAAATACATAGGAAAAGACAAGAAATGGCACCATGGTAAATACTTATTTACCGTTGACTGGGGACATCCAGATGCTAATATACTAAACTCTGATCATTCAGAAATACCGCATGAGCATAAGTGCGCACACATAATAGCCTTGGAAGATGGCAATTATGCAGCACAACCAAACAACAGATGTATATGGGATCTGCCTTCTTTTACTGTGAAGGACAACACTCCTGACTGGAAAGTACAAACCAGTGAATGGAATGTAGAAGATACCGGCGCATGGAAAACAGAAGATACTGATAAGTTCTTCTACGAAATTGAGGAAAAGAAAAAATGAGGTACTGTTATGAATTATTATTTTACAGGTTTACTAATAGTAATGGTAGTTGTTTTAGCTTTTTGTGGAGGTCCTAATGCCGGATAAACCACTCAACATTGGAGAAGAGGCACGCGTGCAGATGCCGATGAAGACGGTTGCTAGCCTGATCGTGCTCGTCGCAATGGGCGTGTTCGCTTATACGGAGCTGACTGCAAGGTTAGTATCGTTAGAGACCTCAAGAGAATTATTTCAAAACGATTTATTAAAGAAATCAGAACAAGTGCCCGTGGATCAGGAGCAAATATTTTTAATTGAGGATCTTTATAAAAGTGTAGAGAAAATGGAAGAGACTCAAGAGATGAATATGACAAACAAAGTTAATATAGAGTTTTTAAGAGAGCAGCTAGACAAAGCATTAGTTGATATTGAAGATTTAAAAGATAAGGTAAGAGCAAATGGCAACGGGACGCATCAATAGAAAAGTTTTAGATCATATCGCACAGATAAACAAAGAAAACAAAGCTGCGAGTTTAGCAAAAGAATTAAAAAAAGAAGTAGAAACTGGCAAGCATGGTACACAAAAATATGTGATCAAGCAAGGTGAAAACAAAGGTAAAATTTTATGACAGAGTTAATTATAGCTCTTCTTATGATTGTCAATGGAGAGATCAAGGAACATAGAATACAAGAATCAATGTCTCAATGTTTAAAGGGCAAACGTGTCGCGATGAGAACTAATAAAAATGATAATGTTCAGTACCAATGCATAAAAAATATGGCTGAACTTGAAAAAAATATCGATGGATCTTTGTCTATAAAAAAGCTAATATTAAATTAATGAAAGTAACAGCAGAAGTCGTAAACGGACAATGTCCAACGTGTGATGAGCACACAATGTTAGTTGGATTAACATCTCAATTATATAGATGTATGAATTGTGGTGCAGATTTAGAACAACATGTAAATGGTAAGATAAGTTATCTACCACATATCTCAACACCATCAGATAAAAATTTGATGCCATATGTAAAAGAGTGGAAAGATGGCTAGACAAAGTTTTAAGTTCTTCACACCCCGTGATAAACCTAAGAAAAGAGGCGCACGTCAGCATAAAAAAAATAAAAATAAAAGCGAGAAAAGACAACAAAAACAGCGTCGTTACAAAGGACAGGGTTGACAAATATCCCTAGATATCCTATATATACAACATGAAAGAAAAACAATTAACAATAACGAGTAATGATATTACTCAAAAACAATGGTCAAATCTTATATTAGAACTGAATCTAATTAAGAAAGCTTGGGCTGGATATGCAACGTTAAACATAAAAGCACCAGGTATAAAAAAAATAATAGCACATGGCACAAGAACATCTTTTGACAAAGATTGATAATCTTTGGAAACAATGGGATCAAACAAAAAATCCTAAGTACAAAGACCTTTGGTATAAAACTGTGAAGGAGTGGGCTGATGGACGTAATAATATTAAACGACGGGCTATATTATCTTTTACCAGTGACAAAAGATTGGTTCGTCGGAGTGACTTTACCAAAAGAGATTGATCTTTTCAGTCTCTGTGATGTTATAAGAAATACGCTAGCAACTTATTCTAGTGATATAAATAGACATGTGATGAACGATGGAAGTGGTTACTTCTATGGTTGTATACAAACCTATCCTAAAGAGGGATAAAAGGATAGGTTATTGTGGTGAGATAAATTTCCATACCACATTTCTGCCTTAATTTCAAGCAGAGGTTACAGGTTCACAAGTAAATTTTATAAATACAATATATTCGTTAACTTCTTCTCTACCAATTTCTTTCATTTTATTAAGAGATTCTTTATAACCAAACGTCAAGCACTCGTACTGACTATCAAATTTTTCTGGCCATGTGTATGGATCTAAACAAGTGTTAGCTAATTGCGAACAAATAATTAAACTTAAAATAATTTTCATACTTGACAAAACTCCTATCGATCCTATATAGTGCTCATAATTAAATGAAAGGAAGTCACTATGACTGATATAACTAAATATAGAAACGTTTCATTAACACATGAAACATATAAGACTTTGACCGCGTTGTCGAAGGTATTATTGCCCGATGCAACATTATCGATCAGCAAGACAATAGAATCAATTGCAAACGAGAAAGCGAAGAAGTTAAATGGAAAACTCAAAAAAAGCTAAGAAAGTATACGTCTGTCCTACCTGTAAAGGTAATGGCTACATAAAAATAGCCTGCATTGTTGATGATGAAAACAGGATTCATCAATGTTGGGACTGTGATTCTCAAGGAGAATTCTATGTTAATGATGAGACGGATGGAGTGTCAATACACTAATGATAGAGGATGTTGACAAAGCGTATATCGCTGGCCTATTTGATGGTGAAGGATCTATTCATATTAAACGGGGTATTGAGAAAAAGAAAAAACACAAGGGTAAACCAGGTTATCGGTTGTCTAATTCTATGCGTATCAGTATGGAAATTACGATGACTGATAAATCTGTTTTGATGTGGGTTTATGAAGTACTTGGAGTTGGTACTTTAAAACCTAAAACGGTTAAAGGCACTCGTAAAGATGGTACGCCGTATCTCAAACAATACAAATGGCGATGCACATTTAGAGACGCATACTACGTGTGTTGTCTTATATGGCCGTTTGCGCATACAAAACTACCTAAGATACAACAAGTGATAGAGCACTATACAACGAAAGCTTTTAAGGATAATGTAATATCATTAGAGGAGTATAAACAGATAAGAGAAGATGTTCGATAAATATATTTATAACTTTTTAATGTTTGTAAATCACTGGTCTACTAAACTGACTTCATGGTCATGGACTAAGTTATACGCAGACAGAAAACATGGGTATGGAAACAAAAGAAGACATAAAGATTCGCGAGATTCTTGAAAAGGAAGAAGCGTTACATAAACGAAAAAAGAAAACTGAACCTCAGTTTGGTTTAGGTCAAGTGCCTACTTATGGTAAATCTAAATCGGGTAAAGAGTATGGAGGTTTTATTAAAGAATCTGTTCGTAAGAAGATGGAGTTTAAACCAACTAATAGAGGACGTAACATAAATAAGAAAGGACCTTATGAAATCTAAAAAGTTTAAATACGATGGTCGATCAAGACCATCTAACGATTTATATAAAAAAAATTTTGATGAGATATTTAATAAGAAAGAAAAAACTCTACATGAAGAATTAATGGAAGGCTTTGAAAAAGAACGCGATGATCAAGAAGAGTAATAAATACAACTACAT